ACTTTTTATAGGAGTATATCATGGATCCCTTACACGTAATTGTTCAAGCTTTAAAAGTCGTAATTAATTTAATTACGGATTTTCTACTTGCGATAATTATAGTAGGGTTCATGATTTTTATACTTCTATTTGTGGTTGTTTCTCGTCCCTCTCAAGGGTACGAGCTCGTTTTTCAACGAGGGGTCCCACCATCCGTAGCTCCTGTTAATCGGGGGCTATGATGACAACTAAATCTTACTCAGTCGTAACAGATCCATACACCTTTGTGATGAATGGTTCTGGTACGGACGGAAAATACGAAACCGTCAATGGGCGTCAAAGATTGAAATGGAACTCTTATGTATTCAGTACTTCTACTGAACGTAAGACTCCAGGAAAATCCTCGATTCTCAATGGCGATATCTGGTTTCCGTCAATGGCTTATCCAGGGACTAGCTTAACAGCTAATCACGAACTCCAGTTACTGTCTCGTCTTTCTGAACAGGTGAAAGGGCATGATTTTAATCTTGCCGTTTCCGCTGCTGAAGGTACTAAAACAGTTAACATGGTTACCAAAGCTTTGTCTGATTTAGGTGGTGCTGCGTTAGATCTTCGTCGTGGCAATTTTGCTTCTGCCGCTAGAAGACTTGGCGTCGGTCAAAGACCTTCGCGACTTCGTTCAAACGATGTTGCAGGTCGTTGGCTGGAGCTGCAGTATGGTTGGCTCCCACTTCTTAGTGACGTGTATGAAGCATCCAAAGCATATGAGGCCATTTCGAATGGCCCTCGTGTGTCACGGATGTCAGTATCTATCACTAATCAAGTTACTCATAATTCGTCCCAATCTCCGATTAACTGGTCCTGTGAAGGTCCAGCCAAGTCGAAGCGTAAGATAATTTATGAGATGACTGAAGTCCTGTCGGCTCCGAGATCTTTATCTCTAACCGACCCGCTTTCAGTTGCTTGGGAGCTTATTCCATACTCTTTTGTTGTCGATTGGTTTGTTCCCATAGGTACATACCTTAGCAACCTTAATGTGATTCCGCATCTTCAAGGTCGATTTTTGACCATTGATACGGTATCCTTTCAAGGTTCTGCTAAAACGGTTAATACCATGGGTTATCAGTTCACTAAGGAGCCTTCTACTGTTACGTCATATTTTCGATATGTTCGTACAGCGTCGACTTCTCTTAGTGTTCCGACACCAACCTTCAACAGTTTACCTGAGGCTATGAGTCCAAAACGTATTTTAAACTCAATAGCTTTAGCAGCTCAGCGTTTTTTAAGATGATTCTCTTTTTTAACTTTTTCTTTTTTAGGAGCCTTTCATGGCTAACATGGTCACTTTTGCCCAAACAGATGATAGTAATCCATTAGTAACCCACACTTTTGTTCCTGTAACGGATACACCCAATCCTTTTTGGAGAGGGTCTAATCCTGTTACCCCTTTAGAAGGTCAGGTTCGCCTGACCTCTTCTGTGGAACAACAAAAGAATGGAAGCTATAAGATTACTACTAAGCTAGAAGTTCCAGTAATGGAGACTTTAGGTGCGTCAGGGTCAGCTGCTGGTTATGTCGCTCCTCCGAAGGTTGCTTATACGAATGTGGCCATCTTTACGATGTTCGCAGATCGTCGCAGCACCATTTCGGATCGCGCTAATTTATATAAAATTATGTTAGGCCTCCTCGCTGGGGCAACTGCAACTGTGGATCAGGGCACTTTAAACGGTGCTTCTGTCGCGGATGCTATTAAAAATAGTACCCGTCAAATTCCTCAGTTGTATACCTCAGTTTTGGTACCTAACTAATTATTATTAATTTAATCCCAGTGGATTTCTGTCCACTGTTTCTTACCTTAGGAGGTAGAAAATGGATTTTACAACAGCTTATCCTCTTGACAAATCCGTATCCATTGTTGAGAGTGTCTCGGAATTTCTTGCGAAGCCTGATCTTCCTCTCACTAACCGATTAAACACCCTGTTGAAACAGGGTGAGTTTCTTGAGGTTATCGATTTTCAATTCGATTACTCAAGTAACTTCAGTTTACGAGATTTTCAGTATGCACGCCAGATACAAGCCTTAGTCTCTAAACAAGACTGGCTAGATTTAGGTATAAATACTGAAGAGGTTGCGTTTCGTAAGTTCTTAGAAAGTGAAGAATTATGCTCCATAACGAACGAACGTTTCCGTTCTGTCGTATCAGCGGATGAGTCTGCTGATGTTAGTTCGGTCATTTACCTAGCTAGCAGAAAAATATGCCAGATATTAGGTGACGTTCCTAATTATGATGAGTTAAACTTCTCTTTCGGTCCCGGGGCTACAACTAGTGTTACCAAGGCGCGGTCTCACCCTAGGGTGAAGCTCGAAGCCAAGTTAGCGTGTAGTTACAGCTTGCTACCCCATGCTGAGGAATTCTTAGCAGAATTCCCAGGTTGGTTACAGGCTCATTCCAATGATTCAACGGTTGAGCTTCATGTAACCCATGGTAAGTTGCAATTTGTACCAAAAAGTTCAAAAACTCAACGATCTATTGTAGTGGAACCTACCCTTAATGGCTTTGGCCAGCAAGGGATTGGTAAACACTTAAAAAATCGTTTGAAGCTTTTTGGAGTTGATCTTAGAGACCAAACACGAAATCAGAACCTTGCACGTGAAGGATCTATTGAAGATAATTTATCGACAATCGATCTTGCATCTGCTTCGGACACAATTTCCTATGGATTGGTTTTACACCTTTTGCCTCCCGACTGGTTCGATCTTCTAGATCGTTTCAGGACGGGGACGGTTGAATATAATGGAAACGTCTATAAGTTACAAAAGTTCTCTAGTATGGGTAATTCTTATACTTTTGAACTCGAGTCTCTTATATTCTATTCATTATCCCATGCCGTGTGTACCCATTTAGGGCTAAGCACTAAAAAAGTTAGCGTCTTCGGAGATGATATTATTATACCATCCGAAGCCACCTTGCTACTCAAAGAGGTTTTGTCCTATTGTGGCTTTGTTGTGAATTCAACAAAGTCTTTTGTGGACGGGCCCTTTCGGGAAAGTTGCGGTGCTGACTTTCTTTTCGGGAATGATATACGACCATTTTATCTAAAGGATCAGATAAGTGTTCGTGTCCTCTTCATATTCCACAATTGGTGTATACGAAATTGTGAACCTGAGCTTGCTCAGTTCATTCTCCAGTATATACCGCAGTCCTTTCGTGTCTACGGACCGAACGGTTTTGGTGATGGCCATCTAATTGGCTCGTACCAACTCCGAACGTCCCGAAAACTCAAAAGGTTAGGTTATGAAGGCGGATTCTTTGATACCTTTGTCACGAATCCTCGGCGAATAATTTTGCCGGAGCTTAGTGATTGGGTTTATCCTGTGTATTGCATATATGTCCGTGAAGACACTATCGAAGATAGTGTACCTCCTAGACATGATATCGTTCCAGGTGCAACCCGGTATCATCGAATATCGATCTACACGATGAAAAGATCAGTTTTTTGACTTTTCTTAACTGGATTAAGTTTTAACTTAATTTAGGATATTTTTATAACTTTGAGGGGACGTGGGGACCAGAGAACACCTCGACAGACCCCAAAACTTTAGGAAAACATAGTTTAAACATAAATAAACAAGTTTACATAGGTTCTGGATGGGTTCCCAAAGGGCTTTTTGGAGCTACGGGTCTCGTTCGACGTTTTGATACTCAAAAAATCGGATTTTTACCCCTAAATTAGCCAAAAAT